CTTTAAAATCTATTGCTTTAGTAAAATTTCTATCTATAAAATATGCTGGTTTATTTGTATCTGGGTCAGGACCACCATATTCTTTAACTCTTAAAATACTTGATGGGATACCATAACAATTTATCAATCCCTTAAATGAACGAATAGTTCCTCTTGTTTTAAGAAAAAATGGCATATTATTTATTATACGTTTCCAAATTTCTCTTGAAATATTTTTCTCTGGAACTGTAGAAAGTTGAGTGAAAGTACTTGCATCTGATCCTGTTGCTTCTTGTCCGAGAACATATCTTGGTAAATCTACTAAATCATTTCCATCATTTAAATAAAATCCAAGAGAAGTTCCTACCGCATAAATTAAATCTTTTGATAAACCTTCTGTTAATTTTTGTCGTCTATCATATATTTGAGGAATTTCATTTATGTATGACCAAATATTATCAAAATGTTCTCCAGTCATATTAATAAAAGTATGAAATGGTACATTTGCACTTTCATTTACTATATGGTCAGGTATATTGCGTAACAATCCATTTCTATTATTTCTATCATATAAAGATGCAGAAGATATTTGTCCATCATACCAAGATATGGCCTGTGATGAAGTAACTGGATATGGAACATATGGACTCAACTCAGTACCTGCTCCCGATGATACTGGCCAAGAATTATCATAAAATTCCCCAAGTGAACTTGAAAAATAAGAAGAACTTTGAAAATACATATACTTCTCAAATGGTGTAAATTCATTTTTTATCTTTCTTGTTTTCATCGCCAGGCTTGAAGTTTGTTCATATGTTAATGACCCAGAAATACCTAATAAATTATTACTTTGACTTGTATATAATTCTACCTTCTCTAATTTAATTTTAAAGTTTTTTAATCTATCCTCTATAGAACTAAAATGTATAAAATTATCCCACTGTCTATAATCTATACCAGTAAGTTCTATACTTTCCATAAAACTACCACTTATTATTTCATTTTCTATTGCCTCTTTTATACTTTTATCACCCGTAACTAAATCATCATATGATTTAAATTTTGTATCTCGTGAGACAAAATAACTATCGGCCTGAGTTCCAGTATCCCATTTCGGATTTCTTAAAACTACAGCATCTATATCTTCTTCTACAAAGTCTACTAACTGTACTGTTTCTATATGGGACGGGACCATTTCTTTTACAACATAAGTTAAATCTCCTTCTGATACACCAGCTGGTAATGGTTCATATAATTTATAAACTACTGAGTGTGGATATTCAGTATACTTGTTAGTATCTTTTTGGAAATTAACAATAAGATTTGATTTGTCCTCATCAAACTGTAAATAACTGTATAAATCTTTTGGATTATTATGGTAAGTAATATACCATTTTGGATAGAGCAACTCAAAATTAGTAAGATTACCAACTCTTTGACCCTGTGCCTGCCAACTTTCTTCAACAGTTAACTCTTGACTATTAATAACACCAGATACCTTTGAAAAATATGATTCATAAATTGGTGTTTGTCCATCACCACTTGTTGTATGTTGTGCCTCTGTATCTCCGAAATTAATCCACGCTCCGGGCGGGTCTTTATATACCCAAAGATTTCCATCTTCATCAATTATTTGTTGTCCTATAAAATCTGGGGGTATTGGTAATCCGTTTTCATCAAATCCATCCAAACCAGTATTTGCAGAACGATTTGCCGTTCTTGCTCCCTCTATATCGAATCCAAGATTTGCATAATTTTCAGCATCAGATAAACCAGAATCCCACTCGGGAATTCCACCAAGACCATCACCACCAAGACCATCACCACCACCAACATCTCGATTTTTTCGTAACATTATAACAGCACCTGCAACGGTGGCTAATGCTAAAGCTCCAAGTGCTAATGCTGGTAATAATCCTTTAAGTTTATCCCATAAACTTGGTCCATCAGGTGCCGAAGCTGTTGCTGCAGGACTTTGTGGTCCACCACCACCACTTCCACCAGCACCACCAGACTCTACATCAACACCTTCACCACAGGCACCCATTCGTGGGATTACAGTGTTTTGATTTCCACCCCAATATATTATTCTTTTGTTTTTTAATTTAGACATAAATAATTCCATTTAGATTATTTATTATGAACCAAATATCCTTCAGCAAAATAATTATGAGTTCCATCAACTTCAAAATTATATACTGTTACTGGTTCATCACTTAATTCAATACTATCAATTGTATGTTCTAATCCATCTACATGAAGTATTTTATCTCCAATCGACAAATCTCCAGCTTCTACCCACTTACCATCTGTATAAAATGGATGAACTGAAGTAGTTTTAATAATTCCATTTATAATCATATAATACCTATCACTATGAACATATGTTTCTGTTACTTTAGAATTAACGGTTGAACTTGTTCCTACATCAAATGATTTTACAATATCACCCACTTTAATATCTTCAATATACTTTATACCATTCGGTATTTGAATATGTGTTCCTGCAACAAAACATCCAGGAGCCCAAGTAAAACCAGCATTAACCGTTTTATTTCCATCCATTGTAACTGTTAGGTTAGTGCCCGTACCAGTTCCATCTCCAGTCCACCCATCAAAATTATAATTAACATTAGGTTGAGCAACTACAATCTTAACTGTCCCCTCGTCATAGTCGGCCGTAGATGGTCCATTAGCTGATCCTATTCCTGCAATTCCACCTACTCCAGTATTCACAGTCAGAGTATATTGTGGTACTTCATATACTATAAAATGGGCCGTTATTGTACCACTAGCCTGTGCACTAAACGATGTATCAGAATCATTAACGGCTATGGTATTCTGTCCACTTGAATCAGTCCAATGTGAAAATTGATATCCATCATATGGAAGTGCTGTAATCTCAATTGTTGTACCTTCAGTAAAGGGTGAGGAAGTAGGATTGGAAACTACTGTTCCTGATCCGCCTGTTGTTACAGTTATATTATACTCTGGAGGTATCTCCTCACTAAATACTGCTGTTATGGTAGCGTCCGCCTTAACTACCAGTTGAGTTGAATTATTTGTTATATTAGTAAATTCATTTTGTCCACTTGAATCAGTCCAAGTAGTAAAAAAATACCCTGAATTTGCATTAGAATATAAACTAACTGTAGTACCCCATTGGTAATATCCACCAGTAGTAGCACCACCCTGACCACTTACAGTTCCACCAGTTCCTGCCTGAACTGCTATCGTGTGTTCAGTTAAAGATGTTCCTTCTCCTCCTGTTACTCCGCCCTCATAAAGAGGTTCATCTAATGGAATTGCTGATGGAAAATCACCTACACCCGTAAAAGTATCTTCAGTAATATCAGGACCAATTGGAAGATTATTAATTACATATGAAGATACTCTTAATTCATCATGGACAGGATCGTAATTACCATCACCAACCACATCTGCAACAAATAAACTCGCTCCTGGTTTTAATAATTTTAAAGTTCTAATATTTCTATCATTACTAATCCACCTTCTATGTCCTGATTGAATATACCAAAGAGTATCGTTCTGCATATGGGGAGCTCCTATACCACTGTCAATACCAGTTACTGCAGCCTCGGAATATATACTCCATTCAGCTGTATAGTTTGTTCCCTTTGTAGCCATTGGACCTTGTAAAGAATGTTTGCGTGGTGCTGTAAGATGACCATCCCAACCAATGATTTTTCCATCCAACTCACTACTAAGTGGTTCTGGTAATATTATATCTTCTTCCTCCGCAGTTGCAACTGTGATTTGTAACGGATCCATTGTAATAGTATCACTAAAATTAGGACTATTAACTACAAGAGAAACATTCATTATTCCAGAAATAGTATAAATATGGGAAATCTCAGGTGTACCAAATTCTTCATGACCACAACCAAAATCCCAATAATATGAAAGTTCTGATGGGGCTACGTTTCCACTTTCTCTTTTTGCTGTAAATGTTACGGGAGTATTTGTTATTGCATTATTATCAGGATAATTTGTTTCTATAGTAATAGGTGGTATTGGATCTTCTAATGACCAATTACCATTTTCATTTGTATTTGTATGTTCTGTATATCCTATGACAAATGCATTTTCAACTTCAAGTGTTCCATCTATATATTTTTGTTTAAATCCAGCATCACTACCTGCCTTATTATCAAATTGAAATGCCGTACTATCAATACCACCAAATTTTCCCAATCCATTTAATCCACCACCCATCATGAAAGAACCAAATCCCCTTACTGGAGTATAAATTCCATATTCATCTGATAAACTACTAAATTCATCTTTATATTTATCTAAATTAATTACTTGTGATGCGAGTCTAACTTCTTTTCTATCGGCTGATATTTCATCAATGAAAAATTTATATTCTTTTACATCAAGTTCACTTGGTGGACTACCATCTGCTGGTGGTTTTTCACCTTCAAATACTTTACCATCTTCATCAACATAAAAAAGACCCATCGGTTCACCAGTAAGTTGTGGATTACCACTATGTACTATTCCTGATTCATCTCCAACCGACTTAGTAAGAACTACTTCATCTGCTCCTGCCATTCGTCTATAAAATAAATACTTAACTTTGTAATCACCACGAGTAAAACCAACTTTTCTTAAATCATTACCTGGTTTTAACTTTATATTATCTCCATCATTTTCATAATCTTCACTCATGCCAGATTTAAGATATGTATCATTCATATCATATACATGAAATTTTACAAAATCTTCTACATCATTACCAAAGGAAGGGCTCAAGGCGCCTGTTTCTCCAAGAACCGACATCCTTTCTTTTTTCAGAAGTTCAAAATCTTTATCATTTAATCTGGTTAGTTGTCGTGGCATTTTATGTAAGTTCCTTTATTTCTCTATCTAAAACTTTATCTCTAATTTCTCCTTCATGATATCGAGGAGATTTTTTATCAACTGTTATATATTGATCTGGTCTTTCGTAATTTAATCCCGTATCTGGATCCTCAAATGCCAAAAATGTATTAACAGAATTTCTCATTGGTGTAGTTTTATTTATTGGTATAACTTTACCGTCATCATCAACAATTTGAGTTGCATTTTTAAATGTTTCAGCCTGTTCAAGTTTTTTTTGATAATCAACTTTATCTTGTTCATGAAGTTTTAACCAGAATTCATTTTTCTTTAATTCTTCATTTGTATATGGCATTTTTTATCTCACTACTTTAAATGAATGTTTCTCATCAAAATATTGAACGGTTTCATCAGCAGTTCCACTACCACTCACTATTTTATAATTTATTCTATAAAATCTTTCTGATTGTAATCCATTCATCCACAAATTGAAATAATTCCCTGTTGAATCACAACTCACTTTCGAACCACTTCCGAATGGAACAATAACATCTTCTGTATATGCATCTTTAATTTCATAATAAGTACTTCCACTTGGTAAATATTTTACCGTATTATACCCAGTAGAATATTGAGTAGAAGAATAAGTTCTTTCAGGAAATCTTTCTCTACCAACTACTCTAAATTTTATTTTTGAATTTTCTTTATATTTTGGTCTAAATCCTCTCATATAAAGATTCATATCTTCTAAATTAGCCGATGAAAGTGGTGATAAACTTCCCGTTGCCCAGGTAGAGTCATCCCAAACTACTTCTAACTTTGGTGGATAGATTGTATGAGTATTAGATGAAAAGAAACTAAAATGTCCATATCTTGTACTATTTCCTTCTTCAGCATTTGAATCTGAATTTCCAACACTACCACTTCTCTTTATCATAAATCCTTCATTTGGAACTGTACTGTGTAACCATTTCCATGCAATATCAGTTACATCCATTCTTAAATCTGCAGGTTCATGAGTGAAAGATTGAGATGCTTCATATCCACTTCCAGTATACCAAGTTCCACCAGTATCATTACTTCCACTTACCCATTGAGTCATTGCAACATTATTATCCTTCCACTTCCAACTCACCCCATCTTCTACTATCGGCCAAAAAAGATATTTTCCAGAACCGTTTTCCCAAGATTGACTAACTGGGTATCCATATAAAATTTGTGCTACATTTAATTGAGATGAATTTGCATCATATAAATTTAAATAAAATTTTGTTTGTGAACCAGATGTAATTAACCCAGATGATATTGATTTTGATACATAAGTTAAATCGAATTTAAGAAGTGCCCTTGAAACATTTATTGTTGAGCCATCATCATTCATATCTTTTCTTATTTCAAGAATCTCATCAAGTCCAGTATTTATACTTTCACTCGATTCATATAATGTTGTATCTTTGCTTGGAAATTCAAAATAATGCATTTACTTTCTCCCTTAAAAACTTACACCAACAGAATCACCAACCGCTCTTCCTTCTATGTCTGTATTGGGATATTTTAATTCAAATATGGATGGATCCAATGATGGATATATTATTCCATCTTTTGTTGCGTAGTTTATATCATATACGTTTCCAGAATAACCATCTGTAGTTTGCCATTTATTGGTAAATAATACAGGATGTTTTTGTGGGTTATCTTCCGATGGTGGAACAACTGCCCCAACCCCTTCAACTCTTGAAATTACTGAAACTAATTCTGCAATTACAATTGGTTGATTTATTTGCCACCTATCTATATCAAAAAATTCTTTAATACTTTGAATACATCTCAATGTTACTTCAGGTTTATTAAATCCCCTACGGGCTATATAACCAAATTTAACTCCTATATTAATAATCCATGCATTTTTAATATTAACCGCATCTGTTACTAATCTATACTGACTAAGATATGTTTTAAGATTTTCTTTAACTGCCACATTAAGTTGAGTAAGTTTTTTATTTTCAGTGTATCCAAGTGTATATAGATTCATAGCCATTGGATTTGGAAGTCTTTTAATAGATGATTGTACATTTTTAGTTTTAAGTTGATCTAAATTTCTTTCATCAACAAAAATATTTGAACCATCTGCAGTTTCTTTTTGCATACTTGGAATATTTAATTGTTCATCTTGAACGATATAAGCCTTTGCTACTGCTCCATATTTATTGCCCATCGCATAAGTTCTTGTAATATAATCCTCTTTTGTTACCGTTCTACCTTGTGCCTGAAAAAATGCTAATGCATTATTTTTAATTTCAGTTGTAGATTCTGCTGATTTTCCTCCTGTTGCTGGATATGGATTAGTTATCGCCACTGAATTTTGAGTCGAAGTAACTAAGGCTGCATTAAGACCAGTAGTAACCTGTGTAAATCCAATATCAGTTATATTTGATATTGAACCTGCTGCAACATTATCACTTATACCACCACCATATGAATATTTAACAGTAAGAGTTGTATTTGCTGGTGCCTGTCCATATGCTTTTGTTTTCAAAAAGTTTGCTGGATCAAAATATGTATCAAGATAACTTGGACTTCCTGGTAATGAAGAACCAACTGAATTTGGATTTGGAACAATTTCTTCATCTGGACTATCTGATATACCAGAACCAAATCTTAATTCTGTTTTACCATCCTGTACAATGTAAGTAACAAATCGTCTTGGTGTCTTTTTTAATTTTAAAAGATATGGTGCAGTATCATTATACTGAACTAAACTTGGATCATTTGCTGCTGTATTTTCTACTTCTACAAAAGTAGTATCTTGTGCCAAATATGGAACTTCATACCATATATTATTATCACTATCAGTTACAGAAATTACCTCTATTACATCAGTAGCTGATATTTTTATTCGTGGATATGATTCTGCTGCACCAAATACAAAAGTTTCTGATTTAATAGTTCCACTTTGTACTCTTACAGTCTTTTTTAATAAATAAAATGTTGGAACTTTAGTTGTTTGATTTACCTCATACACATCAATAATTAAAGGATCAAATGAACCCGAAAATTTAAAATTACAATCTTCTAATGTTCTAAATATTGTACCATTATTTGAAGTGATTTGTGTACCCTCATTAATAGTTAAAGCATACTTCATATTTGGTTTTACTGCTGTTCCTGTTCCAGTTGCAGGAACTGTTTGAAAAACGTCTACATTTGTAAATGCAGGTTGAGTTATTTTCGGTTTATATCCATATACCTGAGCCATTTCATAAATAGTTTTTCTATCTTCCGCATAAGCTAATAACATTTCTTTAAATTGTGTATCTACATAATATGAAAGAACATCACCTACATATGATGCCATTTCTATAAACATCATACCAGGTGATGCCTCATTAAAGTCATTATATGTATTTGGATAATAAGTTTTTGCAAACTCTATTAGTCCTTCTCTAAAAGCACCAAAATCTTTATTTAAATATCTAACATCTTTTTGGACTCTTGCCATTTTATTTCTCCACTAAATTACTCACCAGTAGCAAAACTTAAAGTTATAGCCTCATAAACTTCTGGATTCATTGTAAGACTAAATTCAAGTTCAATATTCATCTGATTAACTTCTACTTCATCTGGTTCAACCACAAGTTTATTAACTGTTACGTGTGGCATCCAATCAGCCATTGACTCAGATATTTTTTCTTCAACTCTGTTAATTAGTTCATCACTCATTGGTTCAAACAAAGTTAAAAGTAAATCTGCACCAAAGGTAGGTTGTCCTACTCTTTCACCTCTATTTGTTAAAAGTAAATTTCTAATATTACTTCCAGTTTGAGAAAGGGTAGTTGATGTTCCAGGAAAAAACCCATTTACATCATCATGTTGCATAGGTAATCCTAAAC